AAACATTTATTGGTGAAAACGGTACGGTAAACGCAACTGTAGTTACTGCAGCATCCGGCGGTCAAGAACGCGAATCAATGGAAAGCATTCGATACTTTGCTCCTAAAGCATTACAGGTTCAAGAAAGAGCAGTCACAACGAAAGATTACGAAATATTATTACAACAAGCATTCCCTGAAATCACAGCGGTATCTGCTTACGGCGGTGAACAATTAGATCCACCTCAATTCGGCCGAGTTGCGATTTCGGTATTCTTAAATGACAACACAAGAATCATATCTTCTACTTTATCTAATTCATATCTTGCCTATTTAAAAGAAAGAGCTCCTTTAGGTATTGAGCCAATCTTTAAACAAACAGAATTCGTATACGCTGATATGACAGTAAGTGTAAATTACAGTAAAAAGAATACTGAGAAATCAGCATCGGATATTGAAGCACTTGTAAGAACCGCAATTCAAAAATATTCTGATGATAATCTCGAAGCGTTTGATAGGACTTTAAGATCATCTAAACTTTCATCAATTGTTGATGCATTGGATCCTGGCATTTTAAGTAATGAAATTAGTGCTGTTCCTATTATTGAATATTCTCCGCCTCTTAATTATAATACAAACCCAACCTTTAGGTTTGAAACTGCTTTAGTTAGACCATACGCGTATAAAGCAGCAAACGGTTTTGCGAATTACAAGCCTGCGATTAAATCATCTCCATTTGACATTGATAATACTTGTGTATTCTTACAAGATGATGGTAATGGAAACATTATGATAATAACTGATGATGTTACTAACCCACAGATTATTAATCCTACTGCTGGAACTGTTGATTATATTAAAGGTGAAGTTAAATTAACAAACTTTAAAGTAGAATCATTTACTGGTTCAGCAATTAAGATAACAGCAAAGACAATTGATAACGATATTAAATCTCCGCAAGGAAGAGTGTTTATATTAAGAGATACAGATGTTAAAATAGTTATGGACTTAGTTGAATCGGGTGGAAGTAGAACTGCAGCGCAGGCCGCACCGTCTACCTCATTATCAACAGGATCTGACACAGCTTATTAATAAGAGAGACAAATAATGCCTCAGGGTGAAATAGAAAAAAACATATCGCTTTTTGTTAAGCGCCAATTCCCAGCAATATATAGGGAAGATGGACCTGAGCTTGTTCAATTAGTAGAAGACTATTATAAGTGGTCTGAAACTCAAGCGAATCAGCACTTGTATCAATCAAGAAGGTTGTTTGAAACCAAAGATATTGATACTACATTAGAGAGTATGATTATACTCTTTAAGAAAAAGTTTCTTGCTGACCTACCTCTCAAAGCAGATCTTATTAAGTTCATTATTAAAAATATACTTGATCTATACCGAGCAAAAGGTACGGCCCGTGGTATAGAATTATTCTTTGCGATTTTCTATCAAGAGGCTGATATTGAAATTTCATATCCTTCCTCGAAGATGCAAAAGATTTCTGATTCAGAATGGAAACAAGGCGTATACTTGCAGATGTTTCCAAACAATAATCTATTCACATCAAAGACTGGAAAAGAATATCAATACTTTGATTTATTAGCACGTAACATTGAAGGCGCAGTTACGAAGGCAAAAGCTTCAGTAAGATCGGTTAACTTCTTTATTTTAAATGGAGTTAAAACACCTGTCGTATATCTCGATGGTATTCAAGGTACATTTAAAAAGTACGAAGATATTATTACAAACATTAATGGAGAAGTTGTTAGTTTTGGTAAAAGTAATGGATCTCTATCATCGTTTACAATTGCTCCTACGTATTTAAATCCAGCTGCAGCCACAGGTAGAAAGGTTGGTGAAGTATTTGATGTAATACAAAAGGATGCTTATTCAGGTACGGCAATCGTTACCAAAGTTTCAACAGATGTTTCTGGCGAAATTACTTATACCTTAGAAGATGGCGGTTATGGTTATACTCTCAATAACACAAGACTTATAGTTTCTGACCAATCTATTATTTTAAACAATGGAGAGGCAGGTTATAACCAAGAATTTATTATTGGTGAAACAATTACAGATTCATTTGGTAATGCAGGTATTATTACCGGTCAAAACGAAAGTGTTGTTGGTTTTAAGATGACATCCGGTCAAATAATGCAAGATCTTTCAACGGTTACTACTGGGACTTCAGGTCTAACTATTGACTTAACTGCTGTATCAAACCAGCTTACAGAGTTTAATAGCACTTCTCCTGGTCTACAGTTTGCTGATACAGGAAATGGAGACGATGTAAAAGTCGCTGCTTTAACTGATACTTCAGTTGCTTCTGTTATCACAGATCCTATTACTCCTTACTTAAGCATAACACTGGATGCTGCAGATTACGGTGCAACTACTCCGATGTCAGGTACAGCATCTCCTGTATTAATTACTACAGCTTTAGAAGATGCGTTTGATATTCAAGATTTAACAATTGGGCGAATTGCATCTTTTGCTAACTTGAATCCAGGTGCCGATTATGAAAACGATGTATTTGCCCTTGCCCAAGATTCAGTAGTTAAAAATCTTGATAGAAAGAATCAAGTTGTATTATTTGCCGACGCGGGTGATGCAGGAAGTTTCTCAATAGGTGATAGAATACAAGGTGTTACTTCTAATGTCATTGGTGTAATTCAAAGTATTAGCCAAGCAGACGGTTTTATAAAAGTTGTACCGTTCAATTATTATGGTTTTAATTCAGGTGAAAATATACGATTAGTCAACTCGCCGCTCCAAACTTTTAATGTTTCAAATATTACTGACGATTACAATGATTATAAAAGATTTGGTGATAATGCAATCGTAAACGCCGAAACAGAATTTGCTATAGGTAAAGTAGAAGAGGTTGCGATTGTTAATTCTGGATTTGGATATGTTGGGTATGACCCAGGCTTAGTTGATTTTCCTTCTCTAACAATGGCAACTGGGTTAGGTGAGTTAAGAGACTCTGAAGGAAAGAGAATAACAAACGGTTATGTTCAAGCTGATACTCAAGGTAAAACAGGCGGGTATTGGGCTGGTCAAAATTCACACTTAAGTGGTTGGAAACAAAATGGTGTAACGACTGTTACAACGAATTTACCTACTCTAACATTCTCTACTATAGCATTGAATCTTGTCCTTGGTACAGACCCAGTTACTAATTATCCTTGGCTAAACTCAGAGTTTGAAGGATGGTTCAAAAGTACTGCTTCTGATGGATATCCAATATACGACTTCAGTAAACAAGGCTTAGCTTTAAGCACTGCAACTTCAACTTGGTTAACACAAATTTTCAACGGCTCAGCCGCTCAACCAATTAAAGACAGATGGAATAATATTGTTGTCCCATCAATGAAAGAACAATTCTGGTATGCATCACACGAAAATCTTTTATGGACACTTGACAAAACGATTAATGTATACGATCAGGAATACATTGACTCAGGAATGAGAATACAGGATAGTGATTTCTATCAAGAGTATTCATATCAGATTAAATCTACATTACCTATACAAGAATACGAACAACTGTTAAGAGAAAATGTTCACCTAGCAGGTTCAAAACTATTCGGTGACTTTATATTTAAAGCCTATGCAGGCGGATCAATTAAACAAAGGTTCAGCAGAAATTTCAACGACGATGGTTCAGGTTCTCCATTCGACCAAGCAGACATCGAAAACTTAAGAGCTTCTATTACAAATTATACTGCGGATAGTACATTTGTTGCTGCTGACCATATTCCAGGTGGAACAGGCGGATTAACATTAGTTGAAGGTTCAGCTAACGATTTAACAATCACAAAGAATTGGAGTCAAGGGTTCCACGATTACGAAGTTACAGTTGGAATGCCAACAGTAGGAACAGGTCCATTCCCAGTTGCGATTCTATTACACGGCAACGGTGGTACTGGTGCAGGAATGGTTGCACAATGGGCTGCTGATTTACCAGGACATATATTAATTGGTATACAAGGATTTGCGAATTCTTGGAATGTTTCAATGGAAGTTAGTAATGGTCCTGATATTGAAATGTTAATAGAGATGATTGCTAAATTAAAACTATATAATAA